GCCCGATCTTTTGTGACGTATTCCTTGGCGGTATCTAAGATCTCGCTGCGCGTATATTTAGCCATTGGTTTTCCTTTATTTGATATCTTGTCTAAGTTCCACTTGGCCATTGGCCTTCTCCTTTAGTTTAATGGCGGCGCGAAGTAGGCAAACTTTGGTCGGCCCCTCACGCCCTTGTTCTGGTCGCGACACTCAATGCCACGGTCAGTCTGTAGTGCATCCAATACGTCTGCACGTTTGCGGCGATCCATATTTGCAAATGCTGACACGCTGCGCGACAGGTCACGCTCAGTTAATCCACCCAGCCCAGCCCTCTCAATCTTGACGTAGACCGCCTTGCAAGCTGCCTCGAACGGCCCCTCCGACATATTGCTGCGGAACATTTCGATGGTCTGCTTGGCGTAGTAGTTCACATAATCGATAGACCACTGCATTGCGTCTGGGCCTATTTCATCTTGGCCCATAGATCTGGCAATGATCAGGGAGAGGCGCATGGCGATCTCGCGTGACCGATTGTACATGGCCTCCAGCCCAGTGCCAGTTTCCTTTTTAATCGCATCTACTAGCCGCTCCTCATAGTCACGCAGGAGCTTCTCAGCCTCTTGGGTGAACGGAACTTCGATTGGGTGTGGCGGCATGTCGTGGCTGTTACCTGCGTCTAGGTCACCTACCTTGGCGCTGGCGTGGGCATTTGCCCAAGTCGATAGCCTGTCAGAGATTGATGACTTGCGTTTTTTCTGAGACATCTGGACGCCGATTTCTGATTTGACGATGATGAAACGATTAAGCAATCCGCTGGCCACGTCGCCACCACCAATGGCCTGCATGAACTCTGACGGCGTAGACATGCCGACCAGCGTCAGGCTGGGCCTCTTTATAACCTTCTCCAGCTTCTCTGCCTCAGATGACTTCATTGTGTTGGTTGCGTAGCCAGCTTGTCTCAAAGTACCATCTTGGCGTCCGAAGCACTCCATAATTAAGGTTATACTATCTTGCTTATGCTGCATGCCACTTGCTGCGGCAGCTTTTAGCTGACGGCCCAGCTCATCGACTACAGAGACGTGGGTTGGCTTCTTGGTTAGTGTCGATAGCACACCAGCTCCACTAGTATATCCTGCGGGGCCAATTAGATCCTCTAGGCCAGCCTCCTCTAGCAGCTCCTCCAGAACTGTCTTTGTGTGTTCCTTTCCAGATCCTGTCTCGCCTATGTTTAGGAAGTATAGGCTGGAGAAGTTACGCTGGTCTGTCACCCAGCGCCGACCCATTGCCACTGACCCAAATGCTAGGGCGCACTGAACTGCGAACTGTGGCTGTGGCTTGATGGCTGTGACTGTGTAGTAATTGACCACATCTTGCAGGACACCGGGGACGGCCAGTAAGTCTTCGGCCACTGCATCCACTGGCCCCTGATTCGATTTAGGCTTAGACAATATGCTGGCGGCAACTTTTGCGCCGTGTTCGATTGCCTCCTTGTCATATTCGTGGTCGGGATCTTGTGTGACGTTCAGCATTTGGGCTGCGTCTTTTACTGCCTTCTGGACGTTGCCCATGTGTTCGTACTGCATCCACAGCTCGAAGGCGTCGAATGTGTGGGCGCTGTCAAACGGATCTGATGCGTGGTGCGAGTAGGCGCGGCCATCCTCGAACAACTTTACGCCCGCTAACTTGGACGTGGAATTTGGTGACAGGTATCTGCCCTTGAATGTGTTCTTGTATCCGTACTGCAAAAGCAGCGAATGCATGTCGTGCGCCTCATTGAACTTATCGATGACTGACGTGCCTTCACCTTTCGGGCGCGGCTTGCGGGTCGGCTGAAATTCTGCCTTGCGCTTCCACGGACACATGTCTGCCATCTGTGGCCGAAATTTATCCCACTCTCTCCACAATGTCAGGAGCTGCGGCGGTAGCTCTGGCAAGCCATCAAAGATCGACCTGCCTGCCCATGCGTAAGGTCGCCCAGTGTCTGGGTGAATTGATGGCGGCAAGACATCTTGAACTGAGCCAGCTCGAAGCTCGAACACGACCTCAGTCTTGCGTGGATCACTAGATGTAGGCCACGATATCTTGTGTGTGATTAAATCGTCGGGCGCTTTGAAGATCAGCTTGCCACGGTTTTCGCGGCCAATAATTTGTGGTGCTGACTGCATTAGCTCTGAGAAGTCTATCCCCAGCTCCTCGAAGATCAGCTTGGTATTTTCCACATGATCTATGTCAACGGCGCAGGTTCCTGACGCACCATGTAGTAGACCAACATTGTGGGTCGGGTTCTGCTCATAATAGAGACGCGCTGCTTCTGGATCTGACAGAGCTTTCTCTGGTTGCTGCCACCCAAAGCGAGTTGGCCCTTTAGAGCCTGCGGGTATTGTAACTAGATAGAAGCCTAGCTTGGAGCAGTAGTCTTGGACTGGAAAACTCATTCTGCCTCGCTCAAGTATTCGCTAAGTTTTTTCCATGTTGTTAGGCTGATTTGTTCGTTGCCTGTGGCTATTGATTTTACAGTGGGGTGGGATAGTCCACACCGCTCCGCAACGACAGTTAGGCGGCGATCTTGTAGCGCCACCCTTATATCGTCGATTGGTATTAGTTTCTGCATTTTTCACCTTTTTTGCGATTATGTACAAAAATATCTTTACTCCCTGAAACAATTTCTGTAAACCGATTTTTGTAGAGAGTGAAAAAGAAGTTGAATCGAAAGGAAATTGCAGTGAGCAATATCGATGGGTTGGCCTCCGAATGGCTAGAAGTAAAGGCGCAAGAAAAGATTATTATCGCACAGCGCCACGCGATAGAAGAGCAGATCACCGCAGCCCTAGAGGCAAAGGGTGAAGGCTCAACATCCCACAAGTTGGAAGCACACAAGGTTACGCTGACACAGCCCGTGTCCCGTAAGATTGATCCAGTTGCGTGGGAAAAAATCAAACACAAAATACCTGAGAGTATGCACCCAGTTAAGGTGACCTTGGCCGCTGATTCGGTTGGCTGTCGCTACTTGGCTGAGAAGGAGCATCGCATGTGGGCAAAGGTTGCCCCAGCGTTCGAGACTAAGCAGGGCAAGATCGGCGTTAAAGTAGAGGTTCTGTAGTGACCCTCACTGACGTTGAGCTTGAGATGCTAATTAAGGCGTTCAAAGGGGTTACCTTTTTGGACGGCCTAAAGCAAAGCCCAGACCAAATACGTCTGGAGCGTAAATTGAAATGGTGGCGCGACCACCCAGATTTGGAGTTTGTATAATGCGTACTATTGATGAAATTTTAGACGAGGTATTTGCCCTCATATTTGGAAAGGATTGGTAATGAAATTTAATGAAAAAGAAACTGAAATTCTTATTTCAGCAGTATCAACTTTTACTGGGGTAAAAACTCGCTCCCGAAAAGAAGTAAAATGGGAAGAAGTTATTCATTTAATTAAAAGGCTCGAAGTTTCTTTAAGACAGAAGCGTGTATGGGCCAAGAACTTTCAAGGAGCATAGCAATGGCTATTAATTTAAAATCACTGTCGAAACCATCGGGCCAACGTCCGATTATAGCCACCATTTTTGGGGAGGGCGGTCTTGGAAAGACAACCCTAGCCGCCATGTTCCCAAAGCCCGTGTTCATTCGTACTGAGGATGGCACAGCTTCACTGACAGGTAATGACAATGTCAGCCTGTTTCCAGTAGCCACGTCCACTCAGGATGTTCTGGACGCCATTGAAACTCTTGGCACAGAGAAGCATGAGTTTAAGACTTTGGTCATAGACAGCATCACACAACTGGCCACATTGATTGAGGCTGAGATTGTTGCAACTGATCCTAAAGCCAAGTCTATTAACCAAGCGGGTGGCGGCTACGGCGCAGGCTATGGAGCTGCCAGTGAGCGACACCGCGTCGTGCGTGAGTATGCAGGTGGCTTGGCCAATGAGGCTGGCATGAATGTGGTTTTTATTGGCCACGCCGATACTGAGACGTTGGATCTACCAGACATGGATTCATACTCCAGATACTGTGTGCGGATGCATAAGAAGAGCATTCCACACTATACGGATAATGTTGACTTAGTTGGTTTGATCCGACTGAAGACATTTACGCGAGGCGATGGCGATAAGAAACGTGCCATCTCCACAGGTGAGCGTGAGATCCTGTGTTTCCCACAAGCATCATCAGTCACCAAAAATCGGTTCAACATCACTGAGCCACTGCCGTTCACATTTGATGGCGGCAACCCATTTCAAAATTTTGTAGCAAAGTAGAAAAGGAAAACTAAAATGGACTTAAATGGATTCAACGCGCTGGAAATTGAACCAGCAACATCTTACGAACCGATCCCAGCGGATTGGTACAAAGCTGTTATTACCGAAACAGAGGAGAAGCCAACCAAGGCACAGACTGGTTCGTATCTCCAACTGACTATAGAAGTCATTGAGGGCCAGCATCAGGGTCGCAGGGTATTTGAGCGTTTGAACTTAAAGAACCCGAACTCAGTTGCAGTAGAGATTGCCCAGCGCAGCCTCTCAAGCATCTGCCGCTCTATTGGCGTCAACAATCCACAGAACAGTGAAGAGTTGATGGACAAGCCTCTGATGATTAAAGTTGCGGTTAAACCTGCACAGGGAGAGTACGGCGCGTCTAACGAGATCAAGGGCTATGACGCAGTCGGTGGGGCGACTACGGCTCCAGCTCCTGCGGCTGTAGCTGCCACGGCATCTGCTGGGGCCAGCACACCACCTTGGAAGAAGTAGAGTTCTATTGAAGGATGGGGTGGCAAGTCTGCCCCATTTTATGAATAGAAGGAGAGCCATATGAAACTTGATATATACTCTAACCCAAAAACGATTGAGGCGATTTACCAGCACTATAAGGTGCAGCGCAAAAACGAGCATCGGCCACACTTAGGTGGATCACAAATTGGGAACGAGTGCAGTCGAGCTTTGTGGTATCAATTTAGACATGCATGGAGGCCCAGCTTTGATGGCCGTATGCTTCGCCTGTTCGAGACGGGTGACCGCGAAGAGGATCGGATCGTGGCAAACCTACGGGCCGTTGGCGTTACTGTCTGGGAGCGTGACCCAGATACTGGCAAGCAGATCAGGTTCGAGGG